TGGCTATTTTCACTGACTCGATCTGACGGAGCTAAGCTAATGAAAGCGATCGACGATGTACGAGCTAAGTCTGGAGACGAGTCTGAGATCGAGGGAAAATAGGAACGGATCACGAGTTACGCTTTGAGCTTGAGGGTAAGCGTCCGGCGAGTACCTTTCTGATAATGGAGATACTCGCTCAAGAGTACGGCTGGACTCTGACTGAGATCCGATCATTATCGACGATAGACGTGATGGCTCTCTGGAGAATAGTCATAAAAAGGAGGGATCTGGAAAAAGCTCAGAGTAAGAAAGCTGGTCGATAGTGTATAATTTATTTATATGGATAGTCGTCAATTAAAACTAGTACTCCAGCTCCAGGATAACGCCTCTAAAGAGCTCCGTAAAATGACGGGAGAGCTTGATAAAACTGGTAAGTCAGCTGGTCGAGCGTCCGGGAGTTTCATGTCGATGGCGAAAGGAGTCGCCGCTGTAGCCGCCGCTTATATATCTGTACGTAAGGCGTACGATGCGGCGTCTTTAGGCGTGAGGATTGCGGCTGATATGGAGACCGCTCAAGTCGGTCTGACAACCTTGCTCGGAGATGCTGACGCCGCTCAGCGTACGATCGATCGTTTGAAAGTCGAGGCGGCTCGTACTCCTTTTGAGCTCCCTGGACTAACGCAAGCGACTCAGCTCCTTACGTCTGTTACTAAGGATGGAGACAAGTCTATCGATATCCTCCTCGATGTTGGTGAGGGTCTCGCCGCTATGGGTAAAGGTCAACCGGAGCTCGATCGTATTATCGTTAACCTCCAGCAAATTGCCGCCGTCGGTAAAGCGGCGACGATCGACATTAAGCAATTCGCTTTCGCTGGTATCCCGATTTACGAGATGCTCGCTGAGACGACTGGTAAATCTGGAGAGGCTCTCGGAGAGCTTATCGAGGACGGTGGTGTCACGTTTGATCTTTTGACTAAAATGTTTGACGAGGCTAATGATGAGGGCGGTAAGTTTTTTAACGCTTTTGTCAACCAGTCCGGGACGTTTAACCAGGCGTCGTCTAACATGAAAGACGCTTTTGGTATTCTTATGTCTGATATCGCCGTCAAGTCTGGTCTCTTTGGTTTCCTTACTGACTCGATGATCGGAGCGTCAAATGTGATGGGAGACTGGGAGGCTACAATCGGTCGAGTAAAAGAGGGGATGACTAATATCTTTAATATAATCGACGAAAAAACTCTCCTCATTACTCACTTAAAAGGAGCGTTTCAGTCTGTCGCTGAGACTTTTAAAGATCTCCTCGGTCCGGCTTTAAGTGATCTCTGGATTGCTTTACAACCGTTACTCCCTTACTTAAAAAATCTCGGTATCGTAATGGGAGGTATGCTGATTATTGCTTTACACGCTCTGATCGCCGCCTTTAGAATTATTGCGACTGTACTTGCTATCGCTCTCCAGGCGATCACTAACTTGATTACGTTTATTGTCGATACGGCGACGTATGCTTTCCGGACACTCCAGAACGCTGTCGAGATCCTTGCGGCGGTATTTACTGGAGACTGGGGTGGTGCGATCGATGGTGTTAAAAATCAGATCGCTGATCTCATCGACTGGGTGGGAGATCTGATCGATATGTTTAAGCGAGCGATCGATCTAGCTAAAGAGATCGGAGGTGGTGCTATCGACTTTGTTAAAAATGTCATCCCCGGTCGAGCAATCGGAGGACCGGTAAAAAGTCGATCTCCTTACATTGTCGGAGAGCGTGGTCCAGAGATGTTTGTACCGAGTCAGTCTGGATCTATCGTCGCTAATAATAAACTCGGAGGAGGAGCTGGGTCTGGTACTGGAGTTACTGTTAACGTATACGGTGACGTCTCTGGTAAAGAGCTCGTCGCTCGAGTCGAGCAAGCTATTGCAAAAAGTATCCAGCGTCGGATCCGGACCACTTAATTAAATTATGTCTTTAGTAATTACAATCAACTCAGTCGATCGGACTAATGATGTCGCTCAAGAGTCGCTCTCTTTAGAGATGCAATTAAGCAAGTCACCATCCTCGCTGTCTTTTGATATGGAGGGTATTAAAGATCCTCTCCCGGTCACTGGTCAAAGTGTTGTACTAAGTGAGGATGGGACTGATATTTTTAAAGGGACTATCATCGAGAGATCTGACTCAGTGGTCGGCGGTCAAATGTTACAGTCTTACTCATACGTCTGTCTCGATGGTTTTTATGAGATGGATCGGAGGCTGGTCGTCAAGGCTTATAATGATACTGACGCCGTCTCTATCGTCCAGGACTTAGTCGATAACTTTATGGTCGGGTTTACTTTAGACGCTCCAGCTACATCTCCCACAGTTAATACCGCTCGCTTTAATTACGAGCAACCGTCCAGATGTATTACTAAAATCGCTAACGGTGTGGGATGGGACTGGTACGTCGACGCTGGTAATGTGATCCGGTTTTTTCCAGTGTCAGAGCTTGTCGCTCCGATTATCATAAATGATGACGGAGGGTCTCTTGAGTTTAACTCTCTGACTTTTGAGTCAAACGTAACGGAGCTCCGTAATCGTATTTATGTCCGAGGCGGTCGATACAGTGACGCGATCTCAAGTGCTGACGCTGTTGACTTGTATGAGGCTAACGGTATCGATCAGACGTTTCCTTTAGTATATCGATACAGTGATGTCGAGATTACAGTTAATGAGGTCACTCAGTCTGTCGGAGTCGACTTTATAAATCAGATGATCGATACTGAGGCGTCTCTCGCTACAGGTGCGGCGACGAGTGCTAACACTAATCAGCTGATCGATACCGGTGCGACGTTTGTTACTGACGGAGTATCAGTCGGAGATCAAGTCAGTAATACCACTGACGCAACTTTTGCGATCATCGTATCAGTCGACTCCGAGACTGAGCTTACTTTAAATCGAGATATCTTTTTACTAGGGACTGAGACATATACTATCCGAGAGAGGCTCCTCGACTGTCTTTACAATTTCCAGGAAAAGCTCGTACGATTTCCGGAGGGTACTCTCCTCGCTGACGATGTCGTCCGAGTGTTTGGTAATGCTCAGATCCCTCTCATCGTCCAGGCTGAGGATCCGACGTCGGTCCTTGCTTATGGTGAGAGAGAGGGTATCGAAATTGATAAGACTATCAACTCTATCGAGGAGGCTGAGATCCTTGCTTTCGCTCGACTGGATCAGTGGAAAAACGGATCTAAAGATGGGAGCTTTCAGACAAGAGAAAAAGGTCTGATCGTCGGTCAGACTCTTACTATAGACTCTGATAAGTTTGGAGTCTCAGAGGATTATAAAATAAATAAGATCTCCGGGAGTATGAACGGATCGGACGAGTTTATTTATAAGGTCGATTTTCTTAAGTCTGGTCAGACGACCTTTACTGATATCGTTATCGGTCTCATCGGTAAGTCCAGAGAGGAGATTTCTATCTCTCCCAACGAGGTAATCCAGCGTTTCCGTAAAGTGGAGGATGCTTTTAGTATGAGCGATGAGATTGTTAGTGTAACTACTACTGAGGGTCCTTATGGGTATGGTCCGGTAACCACTCTTACTGAGGCTCGTTATAACTTTGCAACTTACTCAGGACCACCGCCAGTAGTTACAGTGGCAAGTCCTACCTCTATTACAACCACTACCGCCACTTTGAACGGAGAAATTACTGAGCTTGGAGCTGATACCTTTATCACTCGCGGCTTTAGGTACAGCACCGATAGCACTTTTGCCTCAGGAGTGTTTACCAAGTCTGAGAGTAATGCTTATGATATAAGTGCTGCTAGCTTTGATGAAGTTGCTTTGGATGTTTCAGGACAACAGAATATTCCAACTTCGATTCTCTTTAATGAAACTGGTACTGTACTTTATGTTATTGGATTTATCGGAGCCGAAAATATTTATGCCTACGACCTTTCTACCGCTTACGACATCAGCACCGCCAGCTTCGATGAGGTTGTGTTGGATGTATCTGGACAAGAAAGTATCCCAACAAAAATAATGTTTAACGACGATGGTACTGTGCTTTATGTTTTAGGATGGAGCGGAGACGACGTCAACGCCTACGACCTAAGTACGCCTTACGACATCAGCACCGCCAGCTTCGATGAGGTTGTGTTGGATGTTAGCGATGAAGAGTCTCAACCCTGGAGCCTTTTATTTAATCAAAATGGAAACACCTTGTATTTATTGGGAGACAATGGCAATATTTACGCCTACGACCTAAGTACGCCTTACGACATCAGCACCGCCAGCTTCGATGAGGTTGTGTTGGATGTATCTGGACAGGAGGATGAAACACGAGTTATGCTCTTTAATAACACAGGCAGCATCCTATATGTTGTGGGAAATGAAGGCACTGACGTCAACGCCTACGACCTTTCTACCGCTTACGACATCAGCACGGCTAGCTTCAATCAGATTGCTTTGGATGTGTCTGGACAAGAAAGTGAACCACGAGAATTGCTATTCAACGACACAGGCACGGTTCTTTATTTAATAGGAAATAGCGGCGACATCAACGCCTACACCATGCCGAACTACCCCGACGAAACTTACTCACTAGGAGTCACTGGCTTAACTGCCGGAACAACTTACTACGTCCAGGCGTTTGTAGAAAATGCTGCGGGTACTAAATACAGCGACACTACAGAAAGTTTCACCACTTAAAAATGATATACTTCAAT